CGCGCTCTCTCGGTACCGGCAAGTCGATTGAGGAACTGATGCGCGCCAAGGGCTTTAAGGTGCGCGTTAACAGGCAGTTGAGCGTGGCAGATGGTATCAATGCGACGCGCACCATCTTCCCGCAGCTCTACTTTGACGCTAACCTGTGCGCAGACGGCTTGCAGTATCTGAGGCGCTATCAGTGGGGTCCGCCAACAGCATTAGGCGTGCCAAGGTCACAGCCGTTGCATGATGACGCTAGTCACCCGGCCGATGCGCTCAGAACGCTGGCGGTAGGCATCAGAGAGCCGGAACGCAAGCGCAACGAAGAGACGGCTTCCACGGTTCCGTACTTCAACGCATCCGAGGGATGGATGGCTTAGGAGATTTATGCCGTACAAGTCAATCAAGCAGGAGCGCTTCTTCAATGTGAACAAGAGCGCACTGGAAAAGCAGGGCGTCAACGTGAACGAGTGGAACGCAGCGTCTAAGGGCGAGAAGTTGCCGATGCGCAAACTGAGCCCGAGTTCTGCTGCAAAGATCCGGTCCAACGCAAGCAAGGCGCTAGCGAAGTAACAGGAGATGTATGGCAAAGCTAATAGGGGATCTTAACGGTGCGCCCGTTTATCACCAAGCCAAGAAGGTTGGCTTCTGGCGCGTAGTCAACGCCTATATTTTGCTTATAGGCGGCTATCCCTATGAGCTCTTCAAGATTGCTGAGGAGGAGGCGGAATGGCAAAGCTAACAGCAGCAACGCGCAAGGCAGTTCCAACAAGCGAGTTTGGCATGCCCAAGCAGCGCAAGTATCCCATGCCTGATGCATCTCATGCTGCCAATGCGAAGGCGCGCGCAACGCAGATGGTCGGCGCTGGCAAACTCAGCCCGGCGAGTGCAGCGAAGATTCGCGCGAAGGCCAATCGCGTCCTAGGTGAGAAGTGATGGCGAGCGACGCTCATCCCGCAGACGATCTGGCAAGGGCAGTGCAAGGGCTGTTTAACGGCGACAACCTCAAGCAGGCAATTCGTGACGCGTGGGACCGGCACTTTGGCCCCAAGCCCGTAGACGCTGATTCGAGCGATACGGTCAAGCAGATGAACAAAGCAGCAATGGACAAGGCAGCGCAGGACGCGGCTAAATCCTTTATCACGCCGGATGCGGCGGCCAGCATCAGGGCAAAGTCAAGCGGGATGCTGAAAGGCGGTAAATAGTGGCAATCACGACATTGCAGGTCACGCTCGCGGGTAAAACGCAGGTTTCGGCAACCAAGATCAAAGCGCGCTGGATCACGTTTCAGAACAATGCAGGCGCGGTGATGCGCGTGGGCGACGTCAACACGTCTTCAACCGTGGGCATCTCGATTGCTGCCGGCGGATCGAACTTTACGCCTCCGCTCGGCGATGTTTCTTCGCTTTCGGATCTGAGCCAGTGGTACGTTGTCGGCACAGATACGCAGAAGCTCGATGTTGTCTATGATTCGGTGGCCTGATAAGTGAACGACGACGACGTTCTAGACCCGAAAAGCGACGAGGATTTGCTTAAACGCATGCGGCTGCAGTTCACCGCGGCTGCTGAGGATGAGAAGCGCCTGCGCGAAGCGTTCACCTCTGACCTGAAGTTTGCGTCTCCTGATGGCGATGGGCAATGGGACCCGCAAATCAAGATGCAGCGTGAGATGGCGAAGCGCCCGGCGATGTCGTTCCCGCGCTGCCATACGTTCGTTCGCCAGGTTGCGAATGATGCCCGCGAAAAGAAGCCCACGATCAAGTTCTCACCGCGGCTGGATCAGGACAAGGACACGGCAGAGATACTCGAAGGCATTGCGCGCTTTATCCAGTACGACTCTGAGGCGCAGGTAGCCTATGAGACGGCAATTGACTACAGCGCCGGCGGTTCATTCGGCTATTACCGCTTTCTCACCGAATACGCGAACGATGACAACGATGATTTGAATCTGAAGATCATGCCGGTGCTGGATCCGCTGGCAGTTTACGGGATTCTGGTTCCCGCCTGCTTCCGTCGCAAGCCTAAGTATGCGTTCGTCATTGAGGATATGGCGAAGGACGATTTCAAGCGCGAGTATCCCGATAGCGAACTGGCGTCGCTTAGCTGGACTGAAGCCGAAAAGGGGCACGAGGGCTGGGTAGGCGACAACAGCGTTCGCATTGCTGAGTACTGGTGGGTGATCGAAGAGAAGGTCAAGGGCAAGCGCCGCCCGCAGGTCACGGTGATGACCTTGAAGACGAACGGATTTGAGGTTCTTGACGATACGAAGACGGAATGGCCCGGCTCTTGTATTCCGATTATTCCTGTTCTTGGCACGCAGATGATTATCGAGGGCAAGCCGCATCTGTTCTCGGTTGTCCGTCCGCAAAAGGGCGCGCAGCAGCTCATCAACTACTACAAGACGCGGATTGCAGAGACAATTACGACGTCGCCCGTGTCGCCGTGGATTGCAGCGGCGGGCCAGATCAGCGGCAGCCCAAATCCGAAGGCTTGGCAGACAGCCAACACGAATCCGGTAGCGGTGCTCGAATACAATCCGATTGACATTGAAGGCAGACCAGCGCCTGCCCCGCAACGGCAGACATTTGAGCCGCCCATCGCATCACTTTCTGCAGCAACAGCGCAGGAAATCGATGACATGAAGGCAACGACGGGCATCTTCGATGCTTCGCTCGGTGCGCAGTCGAACGAGACAAGCGGCAAAGCAATTTTCGCCCGCCAACAGCAAGCAAACTTGTCCACGATGCATTATCTGGACAACCTTGGACGCTCCTTCAAGCAGGCGGGCGATATTATCGCGGAGATTGTTCCGAAGATTTATGACACGGTGCGCGAGATCGAGATTCTCGGTGAAGACGAAGCGCAAAAGGTTGTAACGATCAATAAGCAATATGAGGTTTCGCCGGGCAAGCTCAAGCACTACAAGGTAGCAGGCGCAAAGATGAGTTACGTCGTGTCGATGGGGCGTGCGTTCGATTCGAAGCGCATGGAAACCTTTGACACGATGCAGCAGTTAGCGCAGGGCAACCCGCAGTCGTTCCCGCTGTTTGCCGATATTATGTTTAAGAGCTCGGATATGGCAGGCGGGGATGAGGTTGCTGAGCGCTTCCATGCGATGTTGCCGCCGCAGCTCCAGAAGCAGGAAGGCGCGGAGGATATACCGCCGCAAGCCAAGGCCGCACTCGCCCAGGCACAGCAGCAGACCCAGATGATGCAGGCGGAGCTCGGCAAGCTGACCTTAGAGAAGCATGCCAAGGTGGTTGAGCATCAGGGCAAGATGATGGAGATTCAGGCGAAGCTACAGGCCGACTTGGCGCTCGAAGACAAGAAACTACTGACGCAGATTGCCGTTGCTGAGATTGAGACGAAGGCACAAATCCTCAGCGAACGCGAAGCGGCCGTCAATGCGCTTGAATCGCAGTTACACGATCAGGCGCATGGTCTGGCGCTCGCACAGCAACAGCACGCGAACGCGCAGCAAATAGCGCAAATGCAGGCGCAGAACCAGAGCGCGCAGAGTGCGCAGGATGCAGCGCAGCAACAGGATGCACAGGCGCAACAGCAGCAAGCGCAGCCTGAACCGGCACAAGTTTAGTTAAACATTGAGAAGATTCGCCAGATAACACGCCTCCACCAAGGGGGTTCCGGCAGGATAACCACGCATTCGGGCTTCATCGGTCCGTGTCCGAATATGTCGTCGAATCTCACGCATACGAGTTTAGCACCCCGCTGGCCCGGCGCAAGGGCAGAGGTAGCAAATGGCAGATGCAGTAGAGACGTCAGCGGCATCGTCACCCGCAGAAATGCAAGACCCGTTCAAGGGGCAGCAGCCAACCATGGCCGAGTATGATTCATGGCGCAACACTGGCGAGCTTCCCGCAAGATTCAAACCAGCCGAACCCGCAGCATCGGAACCTGCTGACAGGCCGAAAGAGACGGCGACCGAGGGTGATGAGCCCGAAAGCGTAGGCGCATCGGAGACGCCTGAAGACAAGCAGCAGGAGAAACCCGAAAAGAAACCGCACCTTACCGCAGACCAGCGCAAGGCGCAGCTCAGGGCAACGATCGAGAAATTGTGGGATCAGACAGAGCCGGACACCATCAAGATCGCTCAACTTGAAACCACGATAGACAAGATCGAGCAGGGACAAAAGCGTAAGACGGAGCCCGCACCCGTCGCCCGCGTAGCCCCGCAGCAGCCGATGCAGCAAGCGCAGGGGCAGCGACCGAAGCCAACCATTGCCGATACGAATCCCGACGGAACTCCCAAGTATAGCGATTGGGAATCATTCAACGAGGATCTGATCGACTGGAAGGCAGACCAGAAGGTTGCTGACTACGAGCGCAAGCAGCAAGAGCGTGCGCAGTACGCGCAGCTGGAATCTGAGGTTAAAAAGGGTGAGGAAATCTATGGGTCCGACTTCGGTCGGATAGCGGAAGAGACGGCTGGGGCAATTGGGCAGGATCAGGCGATACCGCAGATTGTAAAGCAGCGGTTTGCTAACTCTAAAATCCTTCCCCACTTGACGTACACCATCGGAGGCGACGCCGAAACATTGGCGAAGTTTATCCAGACGGCAAAGTCAGACCCCTTCGGAGCGCTTGATTATATTGCGCTCACCGAAAGTCAAATCCGCGAAACACTGGCAAAGAAGACTGGCGAACGCGATACGAACGGCCAGTTCAAAGCCAAGGAAACTCCTGCGAAAACGCAAACGAGCGCTCCCCGACCCCCGTCACCGGTAGGTAACAGCGGGTCCAGAGGCGCCTTTGACGTGAGCGACGATAGCCTTTCGAACGAGGAGTGGATGCGGCAACGCAATAAGCAACTCGGGTTAGGCTGACGGGCGCTCCTTCAGGAGCTAAACCGTGGCAGGCAACTCATTACTTTCTCCGACAATCATTACGAAGGAAGCGCTTCGCATCCTTCACGCGAATCTGAACTTCATCGGCAACATCAACAAGCAATACGATAGCCAGTTCGCCAACGCCGGCGCGTCACCTTCCGGCAAAATCGGCCCCTCGCTGACCATTCGTATGCCGAACCAGTACACGGTGCGCACCGGTTCTGTTCTTGCCGTTCAGGACACGGTAGAAACCAGCCAGGTGCTGACGGTTTCGACGCAAAAGGGCGTTGACACTGTTTTCAGTGCGACAGACCTCACGCTGACCATCGACGAGTTCTCGAAACGTTACCTGCAGCCGGCAATGTCGGTTCTGGCAACGAACATCGAGTCCGACGCCCTCAGCATGATCAAGGATGTCTATAACGCGGTCGATGACAACGCCAACGCGCTGACGTACAAAGACGTGGCAAACGCTCGCAAGATGCTGAACCTGTATCTTGCACCGCCGACAGACCGCTGCGCGACGATGACACCGGGGCATGTGGTTTCGTTCAACGATGCAGTCAAGGGACTGTACAACCCGCAGGAATCGGTGGCACGTCCCTACCTCTCCGGCAAGATCGGCAAGGTCAACGGGATTGACACCTATGAAAATACGGTGTTGAACTCCTTCCAGTCGGGCACCTCGGCAGCGACAACCGGCTACACGGCGACCATTACATCAGGCAGCGCGAACATTGTCTTTG